CTATAAGTTGGCCTCATAATGCCAAATTTATTAGTCAGCGCAACTACACGGTATGACCCAAAAGGTTTAAACCAAGCCAAAAAGCATATAAGCGCATTTGATAAAACGGTCAAAAACTTAGGCAAGACTTTTGCAGGTGTTTTTGCTGCTCGGAAAGTTTTACAATTTGGCAAAGCTTCAGTCCAAGCTTTTATGGCTGATGAAAAAGCTGCTAGATCTCTTTCTAATACTTTAAAAAATGTTGGTGCTCAATACGCTGCCACAAATGTTGAAGATTTTATTGGCAAGCTGCAAAAAACCACGGGCGTGCTTGATGATAATTTAAGACCGGCTTTACAGATTTTGTTAACCGCCACAGGAGATGTGACTAAATCTCAGGATGCACTAAACCTTGCTTTAGATATAAGTGCAAACACTGGCAAAGATTTAAGCTCAGTGAGTACGGCTTTAGCCAAGGGTTTTCAGGGCAACACAACTGCCCTAGCCAAGATGGGTGGTGCAGTCTCCAAGGCCACACTAGCCACAGGCGACATGAACAAGATTACGGCTGAATTGACTGCAAAATACAAAGGTTCAGCATTAACCGCTATGGGTGGTTATGCAGGGCAAATGGCCAAGCTTGGGGTTGCTTCAGCAAATGTCAAGGAAATTATTGGCAAAGGCTTGCTTGATGCCCTATCTCAACTGGGTGACAATAATGGCGTTCAAGACACTGCTGATGCAATGGAAACCTTGGCGCAAAACACGGCCGATGTAATTCGTGGCATTGGAATTCTTGCAGGCAAATTGGAGTCAATTCCAATCTTTAACGCAATCCTTAGAACCATTGGCGATTCGGCAAGTGCCGGGCCATTGGGCGCATTGATGAGATTAGGCCAATCCAAGGTTAAAACTGGATATGGGCAACAGAGTCCAGGTGAGCGCAATGCTGCCGTTGCATACAACAAAAAACTTCAGCTACAAAAACGCCAAGAATATCTTGACCTTGTAGCAAAAAATAAAGCCACACGCGAAGAAGCGCAAATGAAGAAGGATCAAGCCGCTTTAGATGCACTCAAAGCTAAATTTGACCTTGAACGCATTGGCCTTAACGCTGCATTGAACCAAGCAACCGATGAAGAAACCAAAGCACGCATTCGTGCTCAAATTGCTATTCTTGATGAAACTGGCAAAACTGCCCAAGATGCCAATGATGCTTTAGTCAAGGCTCAAGCTGACAAATTGGCCAATGAACTCAAAGCCGCTTCAGCACTTCATGATTTATCTGTTGCAACAATTGCAGCTTCATCAGCAATTATCAAATGGATCTCAAATCTTGAAAAAATGAAAGAAACAACTGGAAGTGCCGGTGGTGGATTCAGCGGTAAAACACCAGATGGCGCAGGCGGTGGGACTAATGGTAATGGTGGCAATGGTACTGGGGATGGAACTGGCGGCGGAGGCGGTGGCGGCGGCGGAGGCGGTGGCGGAACTGGTGATGGTGTAATTACTCTTTTTCCTAAGACTGAAGTGCCTAATGACTTTGTTGAGAAAATTACGCGTGAAACAGGTTTAGCGGCTTCAGCCGATGCGTTAGCAGAATATGTAGCGGCTGCGACTGCTAGAGCAAATGCTCAAGCCGATTTGATGGATGCTGAAAATAAAGCCAATGCTGAGGCATTCGCTAATACTGCATTGGCAAAGTTGGCCGCTAAGTATGCAGCCGAAGAAGCTGCACGCGCCGCGGCAATTGCTGCTGCTAGTGCAAATGCTTATCTCAATACAGGCGGCGGGGCCGATGCTAGATTTGACCAAAAGCTTGCGGCAAATTACTCAGTAGTTGTCAACACTGGAGCATCTTTTGCTGATGAAAACACCATTGTCAATGCGGTGCAAACTGCCTTGAACGAAATTGCCCGCCGAGGTAATTTGACTACATATGCCGGGGCTATCTCAGCATGACAATTCCAACAATTAACGCTTTCATCAATTTCAGCACGGGGCCAAGTTTTGCTCAGGCTTTCATTTTAGATCAAGGCATTCTTGGCACTAACATCCTTGCCGATGCAGCTTCAGTCATTGTGGATGTATCCAATGTAGTTGACTCAGTTATCACAAAACGCGGCCGTAATGCCCAGGCAGACCAATTTCAGACTGGCACTCTTTCATTGCGCATTGTTGACCAAAATGGTGATTTTAACCCAATGAACATTTCGGGGCCCTTTTATCAGCTTCTTACTCCCATGCGTAAAGTTCAAATAACTGCCACTTATGGGGCCGTTACTTATCCGGTCTTCAGTGGATTCATTACTTCTTATTCGACAACAACCCCACAATCTTCAGTTGGCGATGTCGTTTACACTACAATCCAAGCGGTTGACGCTTTCCGATTAGCTCAGAATGCTCAGATTTCAACAGTGGCAGGAACAAGCGCGGGTCAGTTAACGGGTGCACGAATCAATAATTTGTTGGATGCCATTTCTTGGCCAGCAACAATGAGAGACATTGACCCAGGCCTAACTACTGTTCAGGCAGATCCGGGCACTGCCCGCACTGCCTTGGCCGCTTGTCAGACAATTGAAACCACGGAATATGGTGCATTTTATGTAGATGCATCAGGCTCATTTGTTTTCCAAGACCGCAACCTAACTGCATCAAGTGTTGCTGCCACGCCCGTTGTGTTCAACGATAACGGAACGGCCATAGATTATTTTAATGCTACTTGGGTAACAAATGACACCCTTGTTTACAATGAGGCAAACATTACGGCCACGGGCTTGGCTACTCAAACTGCCTCCAACGCAGCAAGCATTGCCAAGTATTTCTTGCATTCTTACAACCAGCAAAATCTATTAATGCAGGATACAACAGGGGCCTTAAATTATGCACGGGCTTATGTCGCTTCAAGGGCCGAAACAAGCGTTCGATGTGATGAAATCCAATTGGATCTATACACGGCCAATTATGATGCAGGGATAATTGCAGCCCTTGACCTAGATTATTTTGACCCGGTTACAATTACAACCAATCAACCCGGATCAACCACACTAACGAAAACCCTTCAAGTTTTTGGCAAGTCCATGGAAATCAGTCCAAATTCTTGGCGGGTCAAAATGACGACACTTGAACCCATAATTGATGGGTTCATTCTAGATAGCACTTTATGGGGCATACTTGACCAAGGTGTTTTGAGTTATTAAGGGGATGAGATAAATGCCAGCATCAGGATATAAGTTATTTGTGACCGGGGATGTGCTAACGGCTGCCCAGGTCAATGATTATTTAATGCTTCAGACGGTAATGGTTTTTGCCAACTCAGCAGCACGCACCAGTGCCCTTTCAGCAGTATTGGCCGAAGGCCTAGTCAGTTATCTTCAAGATACAAATGTTGTTGAGATTTACACAGGTGCGGCTTGGGTTTCCCTTGATGATCCAAATGCCATTCAGAATTCAATTGTCACGGCCAAGGGCGATCTAATTGGAGCTTCAGCAGCTTCAACACCCGCCCGCCTAGCAGTAGGCAACAACGGCGAAACTCTTGTAGCAGATAGTTCCACTTCAACAGGCTTGCGCTATCAAGGCACACAAGCGGCTGGTCGCAATGCAATTATTAATGGTGGCTTTGACACTTGGCAACGCGGAACTTCCGTTGCGGTAAGCGCAACGGGTTATACTGCGGACCGTTATTACTTGCAGGCTTACAACGCAATGACAGTAAGCCGTCAGGCAACAGGTGACACAACAAACTTACCTTTTATTACCTACGCTGGCAGAGTTCAAAGAGACTCAGGTACAAGCGGCGTCAATCTTGTGTATTTTACACAAAGTATAGAGTCGCTAAACAGCCGTCAATTTGCTGGCAGAACTGTCACTTTTAGTTACTATGCTCGGCGAGGTGCAAACTTTTCTGGGGCAAGCAATAACATTGGTGGAGAATTATTATCAGGAACTGGGACAGATCAATCTGTTTTAGGCTATACAGGTTCAACTTCGGTAGTTAGCATCGGGGCAACACTCACAACGACTTGGCAGCGTTTTACATTTACTGGAACCGTACCAAGCACATCAAATGAACTAGGTTTTTACATTGGTTATACACCTGTTGGTACCGCTGGTGCTGCTGATTACTTTGAAATAACAGGTATCCAATTAGAGGTCGGTTCAGTAGCCACACAATTCACACGCGCTGGCGGAACAATTCAAGGAGAATTAGCCGCTTGTCAGCGTTACTACTACCGTCAAACTGCGGACGGTGATGTTTATCAAAACTTTGGTTTTGGTATGGTTACTAATACAACTACTTCAGCAAGAATACAAATAAGCAATCCTGTAACAATGAGAGTAAAGCCCACATCTATTGATTTTGCTACTTTAAGAACTGCTGACTATGGAGCAGGTTATGCCGTATCAGCCGTTACCTTTGGTGAAACTGGTATTTATTCAAACTGGCTGACTGTAACTATGGCGGCTGGTACTGCTTATAGACCAGTTGCATTGAGTGCAAACAATTCATCGAGTGCCTACATTGGCGTTAGTGCGGAGTTATAACAATGGATAAAATAACAATAATTAAAGACGATAACGGAATTGAATACGCCATTATTGACCGAGGCAACGGAGAATTTACTTCAATGCCAAAGTCAATCTATGAAGCGCAACAGGCGGCACTATCCACACCAATGGTGACGGATGGAAAGTAGTGCCAACGGCTGGCCAGCATCTAAGGATCAGGCTGAGATTGCAATAAAGTCTTATCCCATACCAGGCACGGCAATCAAGCTGCGTTGTGCGGAGGCGGTTGCACCCTTGCTCATTGGTTTAGCTGCTGAATTCCATGAACTGATTGAACCGCTAGATGTAGGTGGACTTGACGATTGGGGATTTTGTTATCGGCCAGTACGTGGAGAAACCACAAAGCTTAGCAATCACTCATCCGGCACGGCTTTAGATCTAAATGCTTCCAAGCATCCCTTGGGGCAAACGAATACTTTTGACCCATTGAAGGTTCCAATGATTCGGGCTCTAGCTCATAAATATGGATGCATTTGGGGCGGTGACTACAAACACCGGAAAGACGAAATGCATTTTGAAATCGCTATTAGTGCAGCCAAAGCGGAGGCATTAATTAAGAAAATACAAGGAGAAAACAAATGAACTCACAACTCAAAGCGGCGGCCTTGTCGTATCTCAGAGCTTCACTAGCTTCAGTAGCAGCTTTATATCTATCCGGTATCACTGACCCAAAGGTTCTAGTTAACGCATTGTTAGCCGGCTTTATCGCCCCTATCTTGCGCGCCGTAGATCCAAAGGATTCAGCGATAACAGTAGGCAAGAAGTAAGATGGGAGTCCAGGCATGGGTGGCCGTTATAGTAGGCGTGATGGCCATCCTGTCCGGACTATATGCGGCAGTCCGGTTCATTGTGCGTTCAATCATGGCCGAAATAGGGCCCAAGGCCAATGGATCAAGCCTAAAAGAGCAGGTCAACAGGCTTGAAGCACGCCTGGACCATATTTACACCATCCTTTTGGAGCGTTAGACACGCCGAACGGTGTTGATGTTGTGCATCTCGTCCATATCGTCTATATTTGGTTTATCGCAACACGGCGATATAGACGAAGGGCCTCACATGTCAAGAATGGCAGATTTACACATAATGCTTAGCAGTAAGTTGGAAAAGGAAAGCAAAGGATTTGCAGCCATGGTGGATTGTGGTTGTGATTCATGCGAAGAAAAGACCCACAAAGCAATTGATTCTGCATTCAAATCTATGAGTGATGCAGACCTAACAAAGTTGCTTCAGTCATGAAAATAACTTTAGAGCTAACCAAGAATGATTTTGAGCACCTGACCACCACATCAATGGCATGGGGCAAGGATTGGGAAAAGAAGGTCATGCGTTTTGAGCCAATTATTCA